TATCAATAGCCGCTTTTGCGCCTTTTGCCTCTACTAACTCAGAAAAGTTATAACTTTTACCTGTTTCTGGGTCAATAAAAGCAGCCGTTACGTGGCTGCTTTCACTTAGTAGAGCACGAACAAATTCTTTCTTCTCTTCAGTAGAGAGATTCTTAATCTCATCTGATGACATTGGTCTGAATTCCATAGTTCGTTTACTCCTTATTCTTTTATTATACGTTTGGGATTCGTCTCTTTGGAGTAGGCTCATTTAATGTAGCCATGTTTCTGTGAGAGTAATCCTCATTTTCCCCGATAGGGGAATAACCGATTCTGTCTTTGGTAGCTTTTTCTTCTGGTTCCTGCTTTGGTTCACATTTAATAATCATGCGTAAATCAGCAATTTTACCGATAAGTTCACGTACCATTTCTTTTTCTGATTCTGGAGCTTTTTTCATAACTCCATTGAAGTAATTCTTATCTGTAATAGCTACTTCGAGCACATCAAATGATTCCGCAAGTAAATCATATTGCTTTCTCTGACAGAATGAGTCGCTTGCATTCATTACTTTGTAAATTGTTCTTGTAAGCTCCTCATCTGTACGACATTTCATAAGTATATCCTCTAAGAAAGGACGCATCTTATTAAAATAAAAATCGTAAGCATTGATATCAAGATAACCTTTACGCTGTTTTTCCATTTCGCTGTAATATGTTTCTGAAATTGCCATTTTAGCTTTCCTCACTTTCTTTTATAGAAGCCTCGTCGAGATTTGTCTCCTTACCTACCGTATGCATATGTAATATCTTATTGAATAAGTCATACTCAATTATCATATTACAAAGAATTGGTAGAAATCTGCTAGTTGTATAGTCACCTCTAACAACTGGATTCTGACAATCTAATGGGTCACCATTTTTACAATCTTCACAATTTCCACATGGTTGTGGGTCAAGTAAAGCTGGTATGATATCAGATACAGTAGCTGTTCTTGCTTTCTTAACGTCAATTAAAAATTCTTCTTCAGTATCATACATGTAAGAAGTTAAATGAGATAAGGATTTAGCAACTGCTAAAATAGCCGTACTGATATTAAATTTTCCCTCTTCTTTAACAATAGATTCAATTAGTGTAGAAGATATTTCTTCTGCAACGCTATTTGCTTTTTGTTCCATTGCTTTGTACTCGTTCATTCCAGCCTGAATGTTTTCATCTTTTTCAAGAGCCTCTTCGATGTTAATAGGATTCATAATATCACCTCTTTCTAGTGATTATTATATCCTAAGGAAAAAAGAAGTGCAACATGATATTACATAAAAAGTAAATCCCTCTCCTAGCAATTCACTAGGAGAGGGGTGATACTTAAATCTTAGAACGGAGCTGTCTGTCCAGCAGGTGTAAAGTTACTATCTACAACTGGTGGGTTCATAGTTGCTCCCATATCTACAGCAGGCTGAGCAACAGGAATTGTTGCAACTGGCTGTGCCACTGGTGCTACTGCTACTGGCTGTGCAACTGGTGTTGTCATAGCTGGCTGAGCAACAGGTGTTACTGGGGTAGCAACAGGTGTAACAGAAGCTGTAGCCACTGGTGTTGCTGTTGTTCCTACGTTTTCTGGATTGCGGTCAAGGAACTTGAACTCGTCAATCATGAAAATTGTATTAACGTCTGGAACCTGTAAATCAACAGCGATGTTGTAAAGCTGTCCATTGATGTTAACCTGAACTGTTTCTTTTACGTTACGATTCTTCTGATATGTTTCAAAGCTACCAGAAAGTAATAAGTGACGAGAAACAAGTTTGCCGTCTTCTTTCTTAGCTGTGCAATAATCAGAAATTGCCTGAGCAACATTACCTGTAGCTTTTGCTAACCAGAAATCTGTTGGATATTCGCTAATTGTTTTACCGTTTTCTGTACGTGTAACTTTATAGTCACGGTCTACAGCGATACGCATAAGGATGCTTTTGCTTTCAAATGTACCATTTGCTCCCTGTACCTGTTTTACTTCAAGGTCTCTAACAATAGCTACTGTTCTTGCGTCTAAAACTGATGTCTTCATAAAATTTCCTCCTTTTGGAAAAACGATTAATAGTTAAACCCGTAATATTAAAGTGGAACAGGCTAGACCACTCTATTGTCGTGCCGATAGGCACGGTGTTTTGAATATTGCTATTCATCTAAGCCCCGATAGGGGCTTGCCTCTTTATTAAGCAATACATGTTTTGTTGAAAGTAACAAGTCTTGCTAATGCGTTAGCTACACTAATAATTACATTAACAGCACCATGAGCAATGGTTGCAAGAATATCAATAAGTGTATGACCTGCGTTACCAACAGTTCCGATTGCGATACCTAATACGTCACCAACTGTGCCTAATGCTTTCTCAAAGAAATTTTCAGCAAGCTTTTTAGGTGGAACACCATATTTCTTTGCTGTATCATTGATATCTTTCTTGAATGATTCTCCTTTGATATAATCAGTGAACATATTTAGGAAATTTCTTGCTTTAGTCTCTTCTGATTCTGTTGGAACTTCATCTGAAAAGCTATCAAGACTTTCCTTTACTGCTTGGGCTGTAGCCTCAACTGTTTTACGCAAATCTTCTGTACTTGCGTTAGCAGGCTCAACCTGTACGTTTAATACTTTTACATTCTCCATGTTAACCTCCTTGATAGTAAAGAATTTTAATTAGGTCGGTAGACCTGTTACATAGTCACGATAAGTGATTTAAAAATCTTTACAGTCTGATAAGTTTATTCCTTGAGTGTAACGCATTTCAATTTCATATTGAATTTCTTGCTTGCGTTCCTCGTATTCCTCGTCTATGGTTCTGGGTAACTTTCCGATTAGACATTCAAGACTTTGCGTTTCTTCATTCCATACATAGAATGAAGAATTGTTAATATCAAAGTCTTTTTCTATTTCCATAATGGTTTTATGTCTACCTACTAAGTCCAACGGATTTTTAAGACGGACAATATTCTCCGTTTGATTGGAACCATTTGTAGATTCGTTTTTAGGAGTGTAATGAATACTTCCATATCCTCTACTTGATTCTGTTCCGCTTGCACTTTTCGTATGGGTGTACCCACACCAGTTACAGACTACTCTTTCTTCACCAACGACATGATAATCGTCTTTGTGAGCTGGAAATCTGCATTGAGGACAGTCAATTACTTCTGGTATAACACCAAATGACATATTCATACCTCCTCTGGGTTTTACAGTGCTAATTGTGCATTAACTTCTTTTTCAAAATCTGCTCCATATGCACCTATAAGTTTCTGCTGAGTCTCTTCAGCTAATGATTTGAAGCTGTACAAACCACTTGTGACTATGTATTCCACAACCATGGCAACAGCGATGTTTGGATGAGCCATTATTATACCTCCCTCATTGTTTGTGTAAAATATTATGTTTATTTCGCAAATGCCCCGATAGGGGCATTGCTAACATATTTTAAAGCTAGTGCGATTATCAACTACTATAAATCTGTCATCAAGTATCATGGATATCCATGGTTTGACAAGTCGTTCATAATTAAGATGACCATTTGCACAACCTGGTGGCGTAAGATAACATTTGGTAATGCCAAACTTATCACACATTTCCACAAGTTGTTCGCATGATTTACAGATAAGAGTAATATCACTATCTTGTTTCCAATCATGTTTTGTAGGCAATGTAAAAACAGTAAAACACCTGGAACCATTTGAAAATTTACCCATATTAAAAGCACGATTGCCGTACTGTGTAAGATACTGACCTAATCGTGCTGATATGTTAAACTTTTCATTTGCTTGCTTAGCAATTCCTGCACCCATAACGGCATGACCGTCTGCTTTAACAATGCCATTAGTGGTAACACACATAGCCTCGCCGTTCTGTGGCAAATCAAATATGTCATAATTACCTCTTAATTCAAGCATAATCTCCTCCAAAAGCTCTATAAAGTATTCGTACTTGGTCTTCAAACTTTACGTATATTCTTTTAAAATGGTCTCCATTCATACTTTCGAATGAACTACATTTAGGAGTACATAATATGTTTATGGAACCAGGTACAATATATTTAAATTCAAATTCATCTTCTTCAAGATAGATATTGCAACCAAAAGAAGGAATAAGAACCTTTCCTCTTCTGATAAATGGTTCTGATTGAAAATGAATTGCTTTAATGGTATCGTTAGGTCCCATGCTATAAGATGCAACTGTGAAATCACATTCTGACATTTTTTCTATAACTTTGTCTTTATCTAACATAATATCACCTCTTCTTTTTCTTTTTGCATTTAGGACAAATAAATGGTGTCTTAGTAGCAACACTACCAAAATCTGTACGTAAAGATACGCCTAATCGTGGTACTGGACAACCGCATTTGCTACATAAATTTATATTTGCAAATGGTCTAATTCTTACTTTTGGACTCATTATATATACCTCCTATACGTAGTCTACAAATTCTATGTCTAAAAACATTCCACTATAATTATCAAAGAAAATATCAACTGCATCTTGACTACATTCTGCAATAATTTCTGCATAGTGAATTTCTTTTGATATGTATTCTTTGTATTTTATTCTATACTTTTTCATGATTCCTCCTACCATAACATTGGATTAATATTGATACGTGCGTAATAGAATTTCTTTTGCTGATATGCTTTTTTAAAAATGAAATCTATATCGACACCAGGTTTTAATGAACCATTAGGTTCTAAGTATTGATTAGGTATCCAAATATTTTGATGAGCTTTTGGGTCTCCTAATATAAAGCGTTTAGCTTTTAAACGTGCAAAATGCTTTTCAGTATATATAATTAATTTAATAGGAACTCCTTTATAATATTGAGTTCTGTTATTGTACTCCATAAAACCTCCAATCTGGTATAAAAGCCACGTCGAATTAAATCTGATTAAAAAAATAGAGGGCTGAGCATTAGCTCAGCCCGTAAGGGATGATGAGTCCCTGTAGTAAAAGAAAGGATGGTGGTTTTTATTCCAATTGTACTCCGCTAGGAGTACTGCTTTACCTCTTCCTCTGACAAGAACCTGTGATTAATAACGTCGTAAACTCTTAATGGATTACCGTATTTAACAGAAAGACTAAAATTATGTTTAGTTCCTTTTGAAGTCATATCCCAGAAACAGACACAACCTCTTTCCTTGTCCGAAGGGCCAGCTAAGAATAAATGCATATCTTCATTACGGCGATAGCCAGCACTTTTATCATAGCTACCGTCATCTTTATACCATTTAGCAGGAAATACTTCACAATGGTATCCTCTTTCTTTTGCATATCTTTCTGCCATTGCATCAGCACCTCTTGCACCTCCAGATACAATCACAATGCGTTTGTTCTGTGCAACCTGATTCTTTAGCAAGAAATCAGTAACCTTACACATTTCATTATAATTAACATATTCACGAGAACCTGCTATTAATAAATAAAATGTTTCTTGCATTTCTTGTACCAATTGGTAAACAAGACTTCTATGACACATTTCCTCATCTCTACAATAACAAGCAAGTAGAATATGCTTATCCTTACTGCGTTTTTTCAGTGTGTTTAATGCACATTTAGCTATCATATTTTTCATTTCTTCTAAGAAACGTGGCTTATATCGTTTCTCAAACATATCTTTATTCCACATACCAGCATCTCTCCATGCCAGATAATCTTGAAACAATTCTGGCGATGGACTTAATGCTGGAACGTGATAAACACTTGTATTTGGAACATATGGAGTATTTTGTAATGAACGTACAATAAGCCATACCTCATCATATTCATCTGAAATATCTTTAAAAGAGCCTAATGTAATCATATAATCATCTCCTTAAAAACATATTTTACCTGTGATTAATTCTTTAATGACTGGCAATCCAAAGCAATTACCTGACTGTCTTGTGTGACCACATTTTCTACATACAATTTCATAATGAATGTGTATTACTGGTTTGTTTCTGTGCCAGAAAAACTTAATTCCAGTAAATACAAGACGATTACTTTTCCATGTGTAATCTGGATTTCTGCAACTCTTAAAGTAATCTTCTTTCATTCTTCCACATGCCATTTTGTCATTTTCAACTCTTCTTCTCATAATTATTTACCATTCCTTTCATAAAATCAAATACTCCCCATACTGCGTTAGCAGTACAGGGAGTATAATTATTATTAAGCCTCGCCAATGATAATAACAGCAAGATTTGTAATAGATGCATTTGTTTCCTTAATAGGATTCTGCATATCATTTACAAGTTTAACTTTCTTATTCATTAAGTCAAAGCTTGCACCAACACTCATAAGAGCAGAAATAGATTTGCCATTAATGCTGATAACTGCACGATTTGTAGCATCCATAGTAATGTCGAATACATAACCATTTTCTTTGACAAGTTTCTTCCACTCATCTTTAGGATTCTCACTTACAATGTGATATTTAAATCCTAAAGTACCAATAGTATATACTGCACTACCATAAGTAACGTTGCTCTTTCTAGGAGATGCTACTTTATCCACAAGCTTGTGGATTAAACCGTAAGGTCTACCATTAATTACCTGAATTACAACGTTATTGCAATCATTTGCATTAATGTTGATGTATTTGTTCCCATTGACATAGAGAACCTTATTTTCAATATAAGCATTCTCAACAGAAGAAGGTAATCTGAAAAGCTCAAATTTCTTGTTGCCACGGCTAAATACTGATAATAATTCATCGAATAATAACCATGCATATGTCAAGCCCTCGCCCTGCTTACTGTCTTTAGTGTATGTTGCAATATAGCCTGCAACAGCTACGATTTCGGTGCTGATATTTAATGCTGTAGCTAATTCATTCAAGTCATCAACCTCAACATCTTTGATTTCTTTCAAAGTATTAGAAGCATCATCACCTGTAAGATTCTTCATAGTGTCATAAATCTTAGAGTTATATGCTTTCTTACGAATAGCCATAATGTCAATAAGAGTTTTATAACTACCATCCTGCATTAAATATGGTGTATTCATTGCATTAGCTTCCTCATCTGTAAGTAATGACTGAAGTAAGAAGATTTTATTAGAACCATTTGTTAAATAGTCCATAATCTCATTTTCATGCATTACTACATAATCATGAATACGTGCAAGAGGAGATAATGACCAATACTCATTACATTTAGAAGATAAAGCAACTTCTCTATCCAATGTTTCCTGACGTACAATCATTTCATGAGGAGTGAATTTAATCTTAACAGCATCAATGAAGTCATTACCAGATACACCCTCTGCATATACACCAGTCTTAGCACCATCAATCTCTCTACCCTGTAAGATTCTTAAAATCTCTACAAGGTTAAGATAATTATCTGCAATTTCAAGGATTTTATCGAAATCAAATGTACCAACAAAACCAGTGTCTGCAAATTCAACACGTCTTGTCTGTGAATTATATTTAGCCTCAACAAATCCTTTGAGCATGAATGTCTTCACACCATCAATAATACCAGTCTTAGGCTGGAAATCACTACCGAGCTTTTCACCAAATGCCTGTGGGTGAATTAATGTGATATTCTCACAGCCTAATAACTTAGCAAAGTATACAGCACTCTTTAAATGATTACTAATATCCAATGCTTTAGAAGCATAATTGGTAATAACACCAGTTCTATCAACTTTAGCAGAAGTTACAAGATGTTCAATAAAGTTATCCATATTAAATGGTTTCTTTACAGCTTTCTGTGCCTCTTCCCAGATATCAAATGATAATTGTCTGATACCGTCAACAACAATCTTACCAAAATCAGTGTCGTTTGTGATAACAGCACAGGTATCTCCATCAAAATCTGCCCCAGACATTCTATCCCATGCACCGTCTTTACCATTAAAGACGATTACATCCTGCATGTACCAATAAGCCTCATTGTTAGATAACTTAACTCTCTGAGCCTCACTTGGATGAATTAATGGACTTCTGAATAATCCACATTCACATTCTTTACCATTGTGGTAATATTCACCCTCTGCAAGATGAGGTAAATCGAGACCAAATACCTGATTGATAATGAATGCTGGGTCACATACCATATAAGTATACTGACCAGGAACTAATATTCTACCGATTTTCATATCAGAAATGAATTTACGATACTGGTCTTTTCTCCAGTTACAAATCTGTGCATCATCAATTAAATCAGATGAAGTACGCATAGCTGTAACAAGATTACCAGCAATTGTTTTATTCTCCTCATCATCAGAGTTCTTAATAATACCATGGAACTGCTGAGCTTTAGCAATATCGCTGAGAGAGTCTTTCATGTAATCAAACCAGAACTTAACAATAGGTAATAAAGCATTTGGATTTTCATATTCAAGAGCCTGAATGAACTGTGGATTTAAAGCTACCCACTGGTCTTTCTTCTTGATATAATTACAAATTTCCAATGGGAACTCATCCCATTCACCAGCTACGAACTTACGAACACTGTCTGGTACGATAGCATTTACATCCTTAAGTTCATCAATAGCCTCAATATTGTATCTTACACAGATACCTTTCTTTTCACCATGACGAAGCTGGAATACACCTGGGATTTTCTTAATAAGTTTGTAAAGACGAGAACCCTCTTTTACATTCTTAACGTCCTTATTGGCTTTCTCCCATAACATAGAGAACTCATTGTATTCATTCTCTGAGATAACTCTTAAAGCAACTGCCATAAGAGCATGGAATTCAAATGAGCCAATCATCTGACCGTCACCAGGAGTAACTGTACGTTCAACGTCTTCCTGCATTTCCATACAACCAGGTCCTTTCATTGTTTTGAAAGGTCTCTTAATTGTCCATGATGGGTCTTTACAATATCTGATATTAGATTTCGCAATCTTATCAGCCCACACAGGACTAATCTTTGATAAGTTAAATGAGTTAGAACCTCTAGTAGAAATTCTAGCCAATAACTTAGCCATAACTACTTTACCCTCATCATCAAAGAATGCACGCTGGAATTCTTCCCATGTCTTAAGACCAGTAATCTCAAGCCATAATGAAACTACTTCATTCCAGTCGTTTGCCTCAACAAACATGAAGTTAGATTTACGACATGATGATGGATTCTGGAATGCGAACATATAATGCTTGCCAGTAGAGATGTCAACAAAACCATTTTTGAAGATGTTTCTCTTACAGTCATTAATGAGTTTCATCTCTTCTTCTTTCTGAGCAGTTTTACCCATAAATACAGTGATAGATGATAATCCTCTGCTCATAAGCATACGAGAGATACCGTCTTCAGATGATTCCACGATACGCATATCAGTTTTATGAGCTCTAACCTCTTTGCCAGTGAATTTAGATGCTTTAGTAGAGTCAAAGTATGCCAATCCCTGGTCATTAAATGAAATATGGTCCATGCTCATTTTAATGATTTCAGTATTCTCTTTCTTTAAGCGTTTAGAGAATACAGATAATGAAAACTCTTCGATTGATGATTCGATAAACTCTTTAAGTTCGTCATCAGAATAACCACTGATATCAGTTCCAGGACAGAAGATATCACGAAGAGATTCAGCAGTACCCATAAGAGAGTCGGTTAAAGCACGATTCTGAGTACCGTCAACTTCAGCGATATGGAATAAACTGATAAGGATTTTCCAGTTATCAACCATTTCAGTATAGTCGTTAGCAGTCATGAATTTAATGCTACGTAACTGTTTCCAGAAAGATACAGCTTTACCAAAGTCACGTCCTAATTCATTTTTAGCAAATGTCTTAGCCTCATTAAGAATAACTTTCTTAGCCTCTTTATTATTATTGAGAGCATCAACGAGTTCAGCTTTCTTCATACGAGAATAGCCTTTAATGTTAGCCTTTCTGCAAAGCTCTTTCAATTCAGTTACCTTTAAATCTTCAAAATTAATGTTTGTCATAATAGTATACCAACCTTTCGTTTTTTCTTTAAAGACAGCTCATCACTTCTGTCTTACATGTAATATAGTTTCAAATAAACAATAATAATAGCGAACTGTATTATCTTTCATAGATACACAGGTAGCGTAATTATTATTGTCTTCACCCAGATGAACACCAGTGTATTGTACGATTTCTCCTGTAATAGTGTCATAAACAAAACAACCAGGATAAAGGTCTTCATCAATGAATTCGTATTCTACTGTATCATCCTCATCATTTTCTTCATCATATTTCACAGTAAAGAAAGCATCTTCAATACTCTGATATATTAAAGCAAATATAATAGCGATAATAGCAGATACAATAATAGCAACAAATCTTTCATCCATAATATACATTCCTCCAATCTTTAAACCAGGCGATAGCCTGTTAGATATGGTGATAATCCATACTAATTAAAAGAAATTCCTCAAACCCTCCGACATATTTGAAATAAACCATGTATATTATTTAAGTCCGAAGGGAGAGATAATTTAACTTAAAAACCTAAATAATATAGAATAAAATCTCTAAGAACCATAAAAGAATATATGGCATAAAGATAAGATATGAATATAAGAAAACCTTAGATAAATGAATATATAAAATGGCTATAGTATATAATAAATAACATAGCATACCATAGCCATATAATAGAGGTAATAAGATACATGTATATAGAGTCAAGAGGGGAATATAACCTATATAAGAGAATATCTCCTCATATAGAATGTAACACTACGATGAGTAGTACTATGTTACATTTTGTTATAAAATACTCAAAAATAGAATAAGATGACCAGCTACCCTCGTCGAGAGACTGTATAATATTCTATTATCATCTCATCTCTACGGACTTTGTAACGCCAACTCAATCCCGAAGGGCCTTATTACGCAAGAATTTGCTCCATTGTGAGGGCTACTAATCCTAAGATTGTTCGCCACGGACAGACAAATTAGGGGTTGATATATCAAAATCCCCGTATAAATGTCCGTGTGCCACGGAATATAGTCTTGTGGCTCCGTTAAACCGCTATCTTTACACAGCAGATAACGCTCTGATTTTATTTGAGTTACCTCTTGACTTTTAAGAAAATATCTGCTAAACTGAACGTAGTTCAGTTTAGTACCTATCAAGGTTACAAGCACACCTCTATACCTCAGGGCCGAAGGCAAAAGAATACTGCCCTGTGGTCTTATCTTCTACATAGAGACATTTAGTATTCTCATCTATTACAGCATTCATAGAACCATCATCACTAGGATTATAAAACTGTATAACATAGATAATACTTAGTCCCTTTATAGTTAAATTAAATCTTAACTCATGGTTCTTAGATACATATTCTTCTAATCCCATCTTCATAATAGTAGCTGGTTTAGTTAAGTTAAACTTAATACGCCACGGCTCATATGATTTAAGAACACCCCAGTTTAAGATATTAGAATTACCAGGAAACTGCATTTGAGAAGAATTATCCCAGTAATATGAGTAAGTCTTTAGATTAAGCTTTTTAGCTACCTGATTAGCATAGTAATCACAGTGCTGGATTGTAAGAAACTTGTCAAATATTGTATTCATAATAGTACCATCCTTTCTTGTAGAGTTGCGGCCCTAACGGGCCGCTTTTAGTTATTACCCAATAAATACATACTCGCTGTCTAATTTAGCGAATAATGTTGCTTTGTTTTCAAGTGTAAATAATGTTGTTTCACCAGTCTGTGTATTCTTGATGCCGTTAAGGGATACTTCGTATCTAGCATTCATATCCTTTTTCAAGCGATATACACATGCATATCCCAACCAAATATGTCTACCATATACTAATGATGCTGCTGGAATAATATATCCTGAGTTTTTATTCTCATCATGTTTATCTTTAACAGGAATAAAATTACTCTTTCTTAAGAACTCTGCTTTTATCTCATTGATGTTATCTTTCTGAGCTTCGGTAAATGCTTTGTAGTATTCTACAAGTTCACCATCCTCATATCCTTTTAATGGGTTACCAGTAACTATCTTAGAGATAATACTTGTGAGCATCCAATCACTAATGAAGTTGCGGTCATTGTTCTTATTAGCATTGCGAATAACCTGTTCGAGTATATCCATAGAAGTAGTCTTTCCGTATGCAACATGGGTGTGTTCTTTTACAGGAGGCATTGCGGCTACTATCTTTTCAGCTTCTTCAAAGGTTACAGTTTTCATAGGGGTAATAACACCAGCCTTGATAAGATTATTAACAGCAGTAGACAGAGTATCTACTAATTTCTGTCTTTTAATCTTCTTGAGTTCTGTTTTGGATAAGTGACGCTGAATAATGTCTGCATCAAATAAGAACTGAGCTAAGTCCTCCTTGCTAATATAAAGTTCATCTGATGTGCGAGTTACGTGCTGGACATTATCCCATACATACATTAATCTTTCTGTAACAGTATTGATATTGAGTAACACTAATGCTAAGTTTGATTTCTTGTAAGTAGTTTCACCTTTCTTCATGTGCTCAACCATATCCAATGCCTTGCTTGCAGTATTAGTAATCATCTTTGTTTCCTCCTTATTTGTGTTGTTTGCTGGTGTTGTGTTTGTTGTCATATTGGTTTCCTCCTTATTAAAGCCTTTGTCTTGTAAAAGTTTATTAACAGCCTCTTCTATGGTGTCATAGCGTGATTTCCATAAAACATTGTGAAAATCAGATGAAGTTACTTCCATGCCAAGTTCTGAACATACTTCGATAAAACGTGCCTCAATATTTCCATTAGCACGTTCTGCCTGTTTGTATTGACGATAATCATCAATATACTCAATGTAGCAGTCATAACGATTTACTAAGTTGATAAGTTCCTGAATTCTTTCATTTGTTGTCATAATAGACCATCCTTTCTGTGCTCATCATGCACGTAAAACTGAGTTCTCATTGTAGTTAAGGGTAAAATACTTACCCCTAGCTCTTCAAGAAATACACAGCGAGTAATTTCAAGTTCAACTAGGGGTAATTTTTAGTATATGTATGTCAGTGAGTAAAATAGTTTAAGGTCATATATACTCATTGGACCAGTAATATTAATGATTAATCTGCAATGACAACTTCTTCATCAATAATGAAGTCTTCTTCTGCAAAATCATCTTCAGCATCTTCTTTAGAAAGTTTCTGATACTGAACAGTAGCCCATTCTTTCATCTTAATGAATAAAGATTTAAATGTTCTTACGATAAAGTCACCAACCTTTACAGCACCAGCAATGATGAATGATACTGCAAACTTAGCTGTATTCCATACGATTTTAACACCAGCACGAATGGCTTTTGTAAATCCAGAAATACTTCTGCAAATAGCACCAACAACAGATTTCTCGTTATCTACCTGGAACCATTTACGTAACTTACGTGCTACTCTCTTTGCAATATGAATACATCCTGATACGAATGCTTCAAATACAGATTTATCTCTGTCAGCTTCAGTAAGAGCTTTTAATTGAACAGCCTTTGCTAATGATTCCTGGTCTCCCCAGAATTCAAGGTTATCAATTTCTTCTTCTAATAACTCACGACATCTCTTAGCCATTTTAAATAAGTCTTTCTTAGAAGATTTACCTGTAGTGCCAGCTTCCATAATTTCAAGGATACTGTCTTTTAAGATTGTATAGCCTAATGTTTTGTCAAGAACATCAAGTACATTACCAAGAGCACCTTTCATTACATCAACTGAGTCATCTACTCTTTCAATGTATTCCTCTGCTGTTTCACCAACATTAACCTTAATGTTTTCTTTAGCTTCTACAAACTTACTCATCATTTCTTCCACTGCTAATTCTACGTTTCCTTTTACTGTTCCTGTCATTGTTGTTTCCTCCATTTCATTTGTGTTGTTAGTTGTTTCATTAATTGTTGTTGTACCCATATCTGTGTCCTCCATTTCTTCTTTTACTGGGTTAATAAGTTCTGTAGCATATGCCACTATATCTTTATAAACAGCTTCATTGAATCTGCCTATAGTCCCACTTTGTTCACAAAGTTCTGTGATAAAATCCTCATATTTCTTAACGATGTCGTAAGGAATATCTACCCATGTGGGTATTACATCAATAGCGAATAAATCCTTTTCATTTACTGTTCTTAATCCTCTGCCAAACTGAATCTTCATAAAATCACCTTTTTACCTTTCTTTGTAATTGATAAAGTATTCTTTCCTGGTATCGTACCAGTGACCGTTATTGAATATGCGGTATGCTCTTCTATCAGTGCTATCTTTTAGAAGTTGTTTCCACAAATCCAATTCTTTTTGTGTCATACTACTAGCATATGTGTTAGCTATACTTAGTAGCGTGCGTTCCTCATCCATAGGAATCACCTCCTTGTTATTTATTAGTGTATTGCTACACTATAAAAGACACCTCCGTAGAGATGCCTTCTAACTATAGCAATATTGTTATTCCAAAAAATATGGGTCAGGAAATTCAAAGTCTACCAAATCCATTTCTACTTCCTTATAAAGTTCCTTTGTTATCTGGATTGCAATCATACATTGTTTGTATGGTGACCCTGCACGTCCTATAGCGATACCTTCATGATTTATGGTTCCTAACCAAGTTCTTTTTCCAAAGTAAACCAATATAGCTCCACGTTGTTCAAACATTTTTACTATATCATATACGTCTTCTACCCAACCGATTACTTCAATATATTTTCCATCTAATTCTTTTACCATTGTATTTTCCTCCTGTTTCTTAAAACCATGTAACATTTCCATTTAAAGTGCTGAATTTGAATACATCTTTGTATATCCAGCATAATCTTTGAAATCTGTCAGCGTATAACCATTCAATATCGTGTTCTGTACCCATAGTCTTTACTACAATACGACCATTCTGATATGGTTTTACTACTAGTGCATATACCACTTTATTAACCTCGTCATATACGAGAACATTCTCATCATTATGCTTACTATTACTAATAAGGTTATAGAGGTACTTATCCATGAATGGGTTATTTATTATCTGCTCTATACCACTTATAGCAAGGTCTATGTATTCCTCATCTGTAGGGAATGCAATAGATAAAGCTTTAAATCTTTCTATAATACGTTCTTTTGCATGTGTAGTAAGGGATACCCTATAACCATTAATGTAAGTACTATTATTCATTAATATCACCTTCTTTCATATAGTAGTAAATACCTGTGCCATCTGCATGTCCATCTTTGTATACATAACCATCTACTGGACCAGCAGCCCATGCTAGTAATGTACCTAACATGAGTGCGAGCATGAGTATAGATGCAACTACTGTGTATATAGCACTCTTAATATTGCGTTCTACCATGGCTAATCTCTTGTAATATCCAATTTCTCCTGCTTTTCTTTTACCTAATACTACCTTTGCTAATAATCTTGTCATAATATTCACCTTATTTAACCTTTCTTTTTATGCGTTTATTCTGTACTGGCACAGTTTACCATTCATAAACCATGTGATTACTACATATGTGTCTGCCACATATAGACTATACTTACTCATATTATCTTCCTCCTTTCTTATATGTGTTTAATGATACGTTTAGCAATAGCACCTATAGCATATCCTGATGCGAAACAGCTTACAGTTGTTACTATCTCTTTGTCTGCTACATCAATACTGTCACTTTCTTGTACTGCACGTCCAATGCATTCACCTGTTTTGTAAGATAATACAAATGCTCCTGTTGCTACTACTGCCTTTACTACTGTTTTTACTAATTTTGTCATAATGATGACCTCCTAATATAATTTTATTTGTTCCTTGTTGTTCAATCTTCTCACATAGGGGTGTGGTATCGAACTAAAGAACATCACAAAGATTTAAAAGCAGGTCACCCCCAAAAATATATATATAAAAATACCCTATACTGCTCGAACACACGTTCGAACATAGCACAGTACAGACTATAAGTGCGTTACATTAGGTTTCAAAAATTGTTAATAAAAGCCTGAAAACCCTTGATTTTACTAGGTTTCTAGCTCCCTGCGGGAGCTACACCCCCTGTCAAAAACAGTATCAAATTTGCAATTTGAAACAAAAAGTGGTATATCATAGAACAGGAGGTAATTTAATATGAGAAAACTCAGTATTAAAGAGGTATCAGAAATGATATTTCGATACATGAAAGATAATCAGATTGATTTACTTACAGCTTATACTCAAGTAAACGATGTTTTAAAAGATGTGAACAGATTTGAATTTGAAGATATAAAACAGTACTTATTTAACCATACATAATTTACCAGTTGCCTTGCTTCGCAAGGCAGGGTATACTACAAGAGGTGTTAATCTAACTACACAATTCCTTTTTCAAAAAAGACCAGTGGGGTTAGATATCCAAACTGGTCTTTAATTTTTAACCTTTGACTTGAAAAATATATATATAAAATTTTTTCTTGTACAAGTGCAATTTTAATGTTATTATAAATATGTCCGAACAAGGACATATAACCCTATATTCCAAACATTATATAGTTATTTTCCCAAGAAACTAGCCCTAGAGAAATCTAGGGCTTTTTTGTTGTCATATATTACAAAAAAAGAGTTATATAGCGGAGGGCTTCGCCCTAAAATAGCAAGATAATGTTGCATTTTATAGTAAAAATCAGGTATATTATAAGATATGGAGGTAATTAAAATGAAGAAAAAAGGATTTTATTTGGTGTTTGAAAAGACCGACATGATTGGGATTACATGTTCAATAGCATATCTTACAGATATAGATGAATTTCAGATTTGTATCCACATTGGTAATATAATTGGTGCAGTTGGATATAGATTCAAAGAAAGGTGGTAAATATGAGCGTAACAAGTCCTATTATAGTAAACGAAATTAGAAGATTATCACAAGAAGAAGGATTGAAGGATTCTGAAATTGCTGATATAATTAAATATAACAGAGTAAGTATACAGAGAATTCGTAACGAAAATGATATTCCTACTTATAATAAAGACATGAGAAAGGATAAAAAAGTAATTTGCCCTCAATGTTGTGGCGAATATTTTATCCGTAGAAAAGAAAAACCTGGAATTTGTTGCCCAAAATGTGAATCAATTATGAATCAAAAGATTCAAGAACAATATTGTAACGAATAGAGGTGAATAAAATGGCTAATCTTGTAGGAAAAGTACTTGGCGGTATTGTTCAAGCTCCTGGTGCTGTAGTTGGTTTTGCAGGTGCTACCGCTGTTGGGGCAGTAGGTGGAGTTGTGAAAGGTACAGGTAAGGGACTTGTTTCTGGAGCAAAAGCTGCTAATGCAATGCAGAAAAAGATACTTGGAGAGACAGCAGAAGCCGCAACTAAGAGTGTAAGTAAAGCTGGTCCTCCGAATTATGCTTACCGTTCAAGAGTGCAAGACGGTACTGAAATTTTCGAAAGACAACCATTAGGAGTTTCAAAACGAAAACAAAAATGGGAAAGTATCAGCAATAAAGAATATGCTGAAGCTAGAAGACGTAACGGAACTAGTGCAGCCGAATTTAGCGATAGATTATTACCAGCACCTATGGAAGTGGCTGAAGAGGCCGCTGAATCTGGAGCAGGATTTTGGTCTGGCGTAAAAGAATGGGCAGATGACAATACATTACTAGCGGCAGGTATTGCTGGCGGAGTCGGTATAGCTGGTGGAGCTCTCCTATTTGGTGATGATGATTAGAGGTGACTATTATGTGGTATCCATATCAAGGAGTCAGCCAAGAAGTTGTAAGACTTATATTAGCTGCTTTGAATAACAACGAAATCAAAGCTGAGCTTTCAAGACAAATAAGAGTTGAATTAGATAATCAACGTACTAAATATAATGGAACCGTACAGTCGTATTCGTCACTTACTTCGGGTAATGTTAATATGCAAGCAAAAATGGCTGCATCAGGATATGATGTGTACGGTAATACTATTATTGGGGGCAATAAACGTGCTTCTAATAATAATGTATATAAAAGAATGAAGAATAAAATTAAGTATGGAAAATCACCAGAGCAAGGATACGAAAATCGTGGTGGTTTCAATATAATATAGTATAAGAAAGGAGTAGTACTATGAAAATCGGTAAATTACCTGGAGTAGTTGGAAATTTTTTAACTGATGCATCAGGAGCAGCAAGTTATGGCGTTTATAAGGGAGTAGGAAAATTAGGTGGAAATATTACATTAGATACTGCTCAAAAAGTTGGAACAGGTATAATCGGTGGAGCTACAGTAGGAGCAGCCGCTGGATTAGCAATGAATATAGATGAAGGAATCGGAAGCGGGGCTAGTGGAAGTCTTAATGGAGCTGGTCTTGGTGCGGTAGGCGGAAGTGCTGCTGGTGTAGCGTTAGCAATAGCTAAAGGTTTAAGATAAGGACGTGATGTTATGAATAAAAAAGCTATAGGTGACACCATTCAAGATATAGCTTCATCTGTTGCAAATAGCAAATGGGGTAAAGCTGTTGTTCCTACTGCTAATGAATTAAACCAGACTATATCCAGTAATGCAAAACTTGCTGGGTCTTTACATAATGAAAACATACAAAAAAGCTTAGCTTCTATGTTTCAGGGTATAAACATACCAGAAGCAGAAGCTGTTAGAATGGCTAAAACTGTTACTGCTAAAAATTATGATACGGCAATAAATTCATTAAGTGAAGACATTGCCAAATACACAGACAAACCAGTAGACAAAGTTATCGAAAGAGCTAAAACTGTTACTCAGAAAGAAATATCTAAAGGAGTAGACGCTAGTTCTATGTCTATACCAGACAAAGCCTTGAAGTATCCAGCGGCTTACTTTATGAATCCAGATAAACACATTAGAAATACCCGTATTGCAACAGCAGTAGGAGCGTATGCTGGAGCAACAATTGGTGGAAGATATTTAACTGGAGGAACTTTAACTGCTGATAGTTATGGTAGAAAAGATATAGCAGGAGTGCCATTTTTATAGGAGAATATTTATGAGTGATACTTTAACGCAAGGCATGAATGTAAATCAGCCTGTAGAATATAACAATAATAATACATTACCAGACCTTGCCAATAAATCTGGTACTGAAATAACCACAGCCATGTGGGGAATAGACCCTGCTGTTATTAGAGAAATTGGAAACATGAACAGGGTTTATTCCTCTAAACATGGAATGTTTGCATCTGTTCCTATTATATGTAGAGATGTTGACTGTGCATATAAAGATGTATGTATGGTTAGTCCTGCTCAGCGTAAATTAGGTCAAAGATGCCCAATGGAAATCGCTGCTATTTTATCAAGATATGAGCAGTGGTGTATGCATTTTGAAATAGATACATCCAATGATATGATTGACTCAAAAGACCTCGTTGATGCTACTTTAATTAAAGATTTGGTAAATATTGAGGTACAGATACTGAGAGCGGAAAATAAAATAGCGTTAAATGGAGATTTCATGGCTGATACATTACTTGATATAGATAAGAAATGTCAGCCTTATTTTGGTAAAATAGTAGCTCCTGAAACAGAATTCTTAATGACTTTACAAGATAGAAAGATTAAAATTCTTAATCAGCTTAACGCTACACGTAAAGATAAAGCTGCTGATAAGCGTAAAGAATCAGCATCTGATACTGCAATTAAGATATTCCAGCAAGTAAAAGAACTGGAAAAGACTCAGAAAATTATCAACATTAGTGATGTAGAATTTGATGATAACGGTGAAATTATAATAGAAGAAGCAGTTATTAATGAAGAAGGTAAGTCTGAAATCCATACAGTTATGGATTCTGGAGGTGAAAATAATGGCAATGACAATGAAACAAGTTGCTGATGGAGTTATTGGAGTAGGTAAAGCATTAACAGTAGAAAATACTGTTGCTGGAGGCGGTGGTCTATCAGCTCTTCTTGTGAGAAGAAAAATGACAGGCACAGGAGCCGCCCTTGTTTTTGGAGGTATGGGTGCCTTTAATTTGGCAAATGAGGGACTTAAAGGACACAATAGGGCATCATTAGGTAAAGTTTCAGCCAGTTATATGCATAGTACAATAGCTCCACATGGGACGGGTGCTGGTCAAGCAATCCGCCGCATTTCTGGAGGTAATCCAGTCGCATTTTCTGAACTTGCTGATGATGTAGTAGCATCCCCAGGAATTATGGGAAAAATAGACGATTACGGAGCCAATTCAGCACTCATATCTGCTTTGTATAATATGGGAGGTAGATAATTATGGCAGGAGCAATGATTAAAACAGCGTTACAAGGGTTAGATGTTGGCAGTTTTGTTGGCGACGCAGTTAACGTCATTGGAGCTGTGGGTGATTATAATTATGCTAGAGAACAAGGTAATAGCAAAGCTGTTTCAGTTGCTAAAGCAGCAGGTTCTTTTGTGTTTGGTGAAGCTGTATTTGGCGGAGCAAGTTCTGCAATAACCAATACTGCAACAAAAGTATTTGGTGCTGGTAAATTAGGTACAGCGATGGGTGTTGCTGGTAATGTTGGCATGATGGCAGCATATATTGGAGTAACGGCAGGTACTAAATTAATTTCTGCTTCAGCACAGCATACAGCCAAAACAATGAATCAAGCATATAGGAACAAAGGAAAACTTGGCTCTGGTTATTTTGAAATGACACAAGCAGGATATACTATGAGGCAACGTAGCTTGAATGCTATTCGAAGTAATGGTTTAAATACACAATCTGTACTAGGAAACGAAGCTCGTACTTATTACAGAGGTGCTATATAAAGGAGAGACTATATGGCAGCTAGTCAAACTATAATGGGGTTAAATGATGCTCAATTAGATGAGGTCATTAAATTACTCACCCCTCTCGATAATCAATTAGATAAAAGAGTTAACTATGTCATGAAAAACTTTAACATGACTAAAAATGAAGCTCTTGAATACATTGTAACTGATAATCCTGTTCTCTGGGCTAAGGTATACTTAGACTGGGAAGCAAGAGATTATCAGTTTGCTATATTAACAGAAGGTAAAAAATCCAAGAAATTAGTACTCAGATTGGGTCGTCGTCTTGGAAAAACAGACGATATGTGCGTATTGATTCTCTGGTTTGCATACACGCAATATAATAAAGGTCCAAATAATCAATATGATATTATCATTGCAACACCATATGAGACACAGATTGACTTAATTTTTAAGCGTCTTCATCAGTTAATAGAAATATCTCCATTACTTATGGGATTACTCTCAAGAGACGTTCATCATAATATTTGTTTTAATATTAATGGAGTTACTTCCAATATATTAGGACTTACTGCTGGTGCTAACAATGCATCTGGCGGAGCGAATTCTACTCGTGGTCAGCGTGCCGATGTTATTATCCTTGATGAATGTGATTACATAGGTTCTAGTCAGGTTACTAATATCCTTAATATTCGTAACGAAGCTCCTGAACGTATTCGACTTATTTGTGCCTCAACACCATCTGGTAAACATGAAGAGTATTATCGTTGGTGTACTGGTGCTTCTAAAAAGTATTTCCCTACACAGGAAGACATTAAGAACAATAGATTTAGTGGATATCAGATAGAAGAAAAAGCCGTTGGTGAAGGTAATGGTTGGACTGAAATCTATGCCCCTTCAAACGTTAATAAAGAACTTCTTAAGATGAACCCTGATACATTACAGACATATCTTGAAGACATTCGAGATGAATTATCTGAAATGCGTTATGTCCAAGAAGTTATGGCTGAGTTTGGTGAAGAAGAACTCGGTGTATACCAGAAGAAATACATTCAGCAAGCCATTATGGAAGGTGAAAGACTTAAATATAGATACATTACTAAATGGGCTCCAGAAGACAGAGAATCATATCTTAAGCGTACTCAGGGTCAGTGTATCAGAATTCTTGGTGTTGACTGGGATAAATATGCAGCGGCTACCAATATGGTATGTATGGAATTTGATAGGTTCCATCAAGATGCAGAAGGTCGTATCGTACCTATCTTCAAAATGTTATTCCGTATAGAAATTGCTCGTTCAGAATTTACATATGTAAATGCAATGAATAAAATTATCGAATTAAATGATGAATATAAATTCGATTGGATAGCAATTGACCGTGGTTATGGTGAAGTTCAGCTTGAAATGCTTCATAAATATGGTGAAGAACATCCAGAAACAGGACTTGCTGATAAAGTTATTGGTTATCAGTTCTCACAAAAAATTGAAGTAACTGACCCATATACTCGAAAGAAAGACCAAAAACATCTTAAACCATTTATGGTTAACAATTCAGTTAATCTATTTGAAAAAGGCAAGATTGTTCTTGACCCTAAGGATAAAACCATGATTCAACAGCTTGAAGAGTATCGTGTTAAATCTATTAGTTCATCAGGCTTGCCTCAGTATACTGATGAAAATGAACATGCTATTGACTCAATGAATTTGGCATTATTGATATTTGAACAGAAATATGGTACTCTCTTAAAGAAAGTTTTCTCAATAAAGACAGTATTCATCGGAACACTTGATAACCGTGATGTTGATGTTAAGAGTCGTGCATTTGACGAAGACGAAGAAAAGTTATTTGGCTCATTTGCTCCAAGTAGTACTTATGGAATTATTGGAGTAACTAATTTTAGTAATCAGACTGTTAACAAAAGAGCCAGCACATATCAGAGGAGGAAATTCTAATGGGTATAAATCAGCTTGAAGACAGCGGAGCAGTCATCGGATATAAACCTACGTTAGAATATAAAAAGAGCAATAACGCAGAGGAGCAAGTGTTAGACACCTCCTCTGCTACTGATTATTCTGGAAAGGTAAAGTACAGTAAAACTTTAAATAGTTTTGCAAATAATCTTCCTAGTAATGCTCTTGTTAATATTGATTATGCTATAAATAGTATGAAAACGTTAATTGATAAATTGGCAACTTCATTTAAAAATGGAAATTGGAGTCAGTATGGTGAAATATCTTCATTTTTAAGTGCTATCGAAAGTGGCAATGAAGAATATATTAACAATTTTATTGAATATCATAAAAACAATATTACAGGCAGTATCGTTCCTGAATTAATCGGTGCAATACATAATACAGAACAGAGGCTTGAATCATTGCAAGAAACCCTTAAGGAGTTATGTTATGGTAATTCAAATCTTACATTAGAAGAAGTACAAAGTATCGACAATGCTTATTTGCAAAAAATGCAATCATATGAGACAAGTAATGATACTCAGAAAATAAATTATCTAAGTATATCGTATGACTCGCTTTTAAGTCGCTCCGTATCAATGTATGCTTTTGGTATAAATAAAAAAGCAATAGATATGGCAAATGTTGTAACTAAATTAGAGGATTCTTCTACGAATCCATCAAAAGCATCACTAATAAAAAAGCTTTTTGAAGAGGTAAATGAAGAAATAGAATATCGAAAAGCTTCATATAGAGAGCAACAAAGTGTTGAAATAATGCAGAAAACATTATACAATTATTATATTGAACGACAAAAAATAATTGCTCTATATGATATATTTAGTGAGAATCAAGAATCTGTCTTCATAGGAAGTAAAATCGAAAAATGCAAAAAACATCTGGACAATGCAGTTACTAATATCAATAGAACATTTGTTGGAAATCAACACTTTTTATCAGAAGTAGCTAGTTTAGAACAAGAAAAGCATTTTTTAATGAATATTTACGCTAGTTTTAACTACAATTCGCAGAATTGACGAAGTATATTATAAATTAAGGCGGGATGGTGAAATATATGAATCGAATTAAAATGTTCGTAGCCAAAAGATTCTTTAAAGAATTATTGCCCGTATCTGGAATTGAAAAGGATGCATCAGGAAGCGGCGGTGGTGCTGGTAGAGAGTTAGCATCTGAATTTGTCAAAAGGGTTACATACAAAGAAAATAATGATACTGACTTTGAAGACCCAGATTTTGACCTTGCCGACATACAAAACGGATACAATACCGACTCTTACATACGGCAAGGCGTTGATAAATACGTAGACCAGATATTTAAGGAAGGCTATAGTTTTTACGGTACAGATTCAAATGCTGTAGAATACTTAAAACTTAGACTTGCTTATATCGCAGAGGCAAGTAATACTCCAACAAATCAGTTGCTCATGGATATAGCCGAAGACGTTGTAAAATACGGTAACTGTATGATTGTTAAAGCAAGAAATAGCGACCAAAATGCTTTACCTCAAGGCACAACTGTAACAGGTTTGTACGGTAAAGACCCAGTAGTTGGTTATTTTTGTGCTAATCCAGTTACAATGAAATGTAAACGAGACGAGTACGGAACAATAACCGAATGGCAACAGGATAATGATGGAGGTACTCAAACATTTTCTCCAGAAGATGTGGTCCACTTCTATTATAAGCGTGAAAAGGGGAATGCTTACGGAACAAGTTTTTTAATCCCAGTACTTGATGACGTAAGGGCATTAAGACAAGCGGAAGAAAATGTTCTTAAGATGATGTATCGTAACATCTATCCATTTTATCATATAGCTGTTGGTACAGAAGAACAAACTGGTACATCAAAAGAAGTAGACCAGTTAAAGACAGCCTTAGATGGTATGGATGTGGAAGGTGGATTGGTTACTACCGAAAGAGTTAAAATCACTCCAATTGCTTCTGATAAAGTTATAGATGCAGAACCGTATCTTAAATATATGGAAGCCAGAGTATTTTCTGGTATGGGTATTCCTGAAATCATGTTTGGTCGTGGTAATACAGCAAATCGTTCCACTGGCGATAATATGACATCAGAAATGGCTGATAGAATAAGAGCTATCTGTAGAGTTATAGAAATGTTCTTTAACTCTTTCATTATAAAAGAACTTCTCATGGAAGGTGGTTATGACCCTGTTCTTAATCCAGACCAAGCTGTTGAATTCAAGTTCAATGACAATGAAGTTGACGTAATGATTAAGAAAGAGGTTCATGCAATTTACAAATACGAACATAACGCTATCACAGAAGATGAAATGCGTGATGAACTCGGTAAAGACCCAATTCCTGATGGTGATAGAGAAAAAATGTTTGTTGAGCTTATTACTAGAGAAAATCTTAGACTTGAAGCAGAGCTTAATTTACAGGCTCAAAAAGAAGCTGCTAAGCAGCAAGGTACTGGTGAAACAAACAATAAACAGAAAAACCAAGGTGGCAAAACTTCTGGTGGTACAGGAAACAAGAAATCTTCAAGTAAAAAAGATAGTTTAGACCCAAAAACCATTGGTTTAGTTAAGGATTCTATTGACAATATGGAAAATTCAATAGATAATTACATTAAAGAATGTTTTGCAACTGATACACAGATATTACAAACGAAATTGAATGAAAAAATAGTTGCTTGTAACAAAGAAATGTTATACACTATCTCAAGAAGTTCCGACAATACAGAAGATATAAAAAATAAAATAGCAAACATGTCAGCTCGTTTGGCAAATCAAATACATAGCGATATGGTTGGTATGAATACATTTGCTAATACGGAATCTTCAATTATTGATATTATAGATGTCCGAATAAGTATTTATAAGGACTCTTTAATTAAATACTTAACAAATTATAAATCACTGCAAACGCAGTTGGTGGAAAGGAGTTCCTAAAATGGCAGATGTAATTCAACAAGTTACAGACGCTAACGGAAAAAGCTTTTCCGTAGATGTGTCTAAAATTTGTGATATTAACGGTGATTTAGGTGAAAATTCATCTGCTTCCATCACTGACGGTATAAAGAATAGAGTACAAAAAGTTCACGACGTTGAATATGTAGACCAGAATGGACAAGTCATTGATTCAATGCAATTATTGAAAGACATGGCATCTGGTAAAACTCAGGTACTTGCTCTTGATGTCGAAATGGAAGCTACCCATTCTGGTAAGAATCATAATTACTGTATATATTATGAAGACAGCATGGAGAAAGACGCTGAATCATTCGTTAATCCTTTTAAGAAACCAGTATTAAAAAATCATAATGATTATAGTGGAGAGCCACTTGGTCGTATTACTCAAGCTTGGCATGGACCATCTCAATTAACAGATGAAAGAAGTGCTATTCATTTAAAAACAAGAATCACAGACCAGGATGCAATTCCTAAGTTCCTTGATGGACGTTATGGTACAGTAAGTATTGGTGGAACAATGGGTACTGTCACATGTAACGTTTGTGGCAAAACCATCCTAAAGGACGGTAAATTTAAATTCTGTGGACATTGGCGAGGAGAAACATACAAAGACCAGATATGTTACTGGGGTGCCAAAGATATTGAATATCATGAGGTATCTACAGTTAATAATCCTGCTGATGACTTTGCACAAATTATAAAAGTTACTGTTGTAACAGACAGTAATGAGAAAAAGGATAATAAGGAGGAAAACGCAATGGCTGGAACTAATACTGACAAAAACCAGAACGCTGAAAATGTAAAGAAAAGCGTTTGTGATATGATTGACCAGTTATTAGGTAATGCAACAGCGTCAACTACAGATTCGCAAGAACCACAAACTCCAGAAGGTGATGATAAAACACCAGAAGGAACTGTAGATGACAGCAAAACACCAGAAACTGATTCACAGGTGAATGATTCTAATGAGGAATTAGAACAGTTAAAACAGCAATTAGCTGATGCAACTGCTAAAAATGAATCTCTTGAAGCAGAATTAACAGAGACAAAAGATGCTCTTGAAAAAGCAAAAGAGGAATTAACAGCAGCTCAGACAGAGGCTAATGACATGAAAGAAAAATGTCATACACTTGCAGTAGCCAATAAAGAATTAGTAGCTGATAGCATTATCGTTAAAGAGCTCACAGCAGGTTCTTTAACAGAAGAGAATAAGGATTCTCGTAAAGAGGAATTGGTTGCAATGTCTATGAAAGAGTTAAGTGAACTCCAGAAAGATGCAGCAGATTCCAAAGCTCCACGCACACCTGCACAGGTAGCAAGTCCAGTGAAAGTGGACGATAACAAAGATAGTAACGGCTCTGCCGATGCTAATAAACAAAAAACTACTGACAGCAACGCAAAGAAGACCGTAGACGACTTTGCAAATGACATTGTTGGTAAGTTGTTTAAATAATAAAGGAGGAAAAAAAGATGGCTTTATTTAGAGGTTATGAAAACCAACAGGGTTCACGTTCTCATACAGCGTTAGTACGTTCTGGTCATATGTCACCAGCAGAGAAATGGATTCTTGACCCACAGTTCTTAGACAAGAAAATGAGCAGCATCTTTAAAGATGGTGTATTATTCAACTACCAATATGGCGGTCCTGGTATGGATGAAGTAGTTATTCCAAAGGGTCGTGTTGTCGGCGTTGGTGCATCAGTTAAAGATTATGTTTCAAAGAAATTCTTGGCATCTATTACATTACCAGGTCTTGCATTAAATGCAAACACAATCGGTATGGCTCCATACAACTTTACAAAAGATTGGTTCCAAATGGACAGATTTGGTGGTAATCAGCCATCAATCATCACTCTTGACTATGTTCAGTTACCATACATGCCTGGCTTTACAGCTCAGACTACATACGACGTAACTGGCGTATTAAAAGAGGAACAGGAACTTACAGTTGATAACAGAATGCCTTGGGGTGCTGTTATTGGCGAATGTCAGAATGGTGATTACTTAAAAGCTACACCATCAGGACGTTTAACAAAATGGATTCCAGGTACAGACGCTCCTCATGAAATCGTTGGTCAGGTTCTTGCATCAGACCTTAACGCTGAGCCTACAGGCTGGTTGAAATGGATGTTATGGGAAGAACAGTATCTCAAAGATGATGACCAGTTCATCAACCGTTCAGGTGTTTCTAACTTACCTTCTGATGAAGGATATCCATTTGACCCAGGTTACGCTGAAGGCAATACAATCTTCCAGAATTACCAGTCAAGACTTATCAACAATCCTACAGGTATCGTTGGTTTACATGACGGTTCTGGTAACTATGATGGCTTCGGTAAGAATGATACAGAGTACACCAATATGGAAATTGGTAC